AGGATCCATCATAACTGATAAATCATCTAAAAAGTCATCCTGAGTTTTACTAGCTGTATCTAGACTAAATACGTTTCCGTAAGTAGAAATAAAATCAACTGCACCTTCAGTAGTATTGTAAGAACTGCTTTGCTTACCAAAAAGTAAAGCACTTTCAATATCATACTTATGTTCAATTAACTTTTCTTTCCATATTCTAGACCACTCGTTACCTTCATACTTAAGAACAGTCGCTCTATCAGTATTGTTCATCACACATGATGTTTTGAAGATTTGAGTTTGGCCAGTTGAACTCATGTATGGCTGATCAGCCCATGTTTCAGGATACCCAGAGCCAGCTGCATGTGCAGTACCAACTACATATGCTCTGTAAGGCTCAAGAGCTTCTTGCGATAAAGCAGCACCAGAATATCCAGAACCTGCTACTAATGCAGGGTCCATATATTTAACTGTTGAAGCACCTTTAATGCAAGTGCAGTTAAGAACTGCAAAGTTAGCCTGAGAAGATGTATCTACTGAGTTAACTTTCCAAATTTCATATCCTGTTGGACTTCCTAAAGAACCTGAAGAACTAAATACAGGTAATTTAATAAGTTGACCAGGTATAAAAAATCCAGGCTGTGTACCAGTAACACCTGCTTTATATACTATGGTTTGACCATATACATTTTGTTTATTTCCATTAGAATTGTAATCAGTATACATTTCAAATGAGTAAGTGTCACCTGCTGCTGTTGTATGATTTCCACCATCTGGATCTGTAGCAGGATTAGCTGCTGCAGTTGCATCATATGCTTGCATATATGAGTAACGCTTTGTGTACGACCCTCTTTTTTCAGTAAATTTGAATTCAGGATCGTCTGTTGGTTTCTTAGCAACTTGACTTACGAATCGGAAAAACGGATCTTGAGCTAAAGCCAGTTCAGATACATAATCTCCAAAATTATACTTACGCCTTAAAGCGCCCGTATTTAGAGAAGATGCACCACCTGTTAAAGCTTCTAGACCAGCGTCCGAATAAGTACTATTGCCACCTATTAGGTTAATATCAGACATTTGTCTATCTCCTTAATTGTTTTTATTAAGTTTGGATAGACTATAAATTTTTATATTTATCTACCCAAACAAGTTATCTACACTATTGTCAAAGCTCATAATAGATTCAAAAACACTTCTATCTTCAGTTTTTGATTCTTTCTGACTATTGACTCCACTAGCAGAGGTAGGCATGTTTCTGACATTCTTCATCTGATTTAGCATATCTTTTTTAGTTTCATCTGCAACATTAGCTGCAGCTTCTTTCTTATTTAACAAGTAATGTACGTCATCAAGAGTCATCATATGGCTTTTAGCTTTTGCTTTAAATTCAGCAAACTGAGCTTCATCCATACTATTTTTCTTCATAAACTCTATTTCTTGTTTTCTTTGCGATGCTTGCTTCTGTATTTGAGCTGCTCTTGCTTTTTCTTGATTTATCATTTGCCCAACTCTTTGTTGAACTAAACCATCTACATGAGCATTCATTACTTTAGCGCTATCAGAATCAGGATCAGCCATAGCTTCACTTTGGTCAAACTCAAAATCTTCATCAAGACCTAATTGTTCTTGAACAGTTTTTGCTGGTTTGCCACCACTTTGAAGATAATCTCTAACATGTTCTACTAATCCACTATCTTGCTTCATGGCATCTAATACAGGAACAAATTTTTCAACTTGTTTGTATTGATCTCGCCATTTAACGGCTTCTCTACTGCTATCAGTATACCTTTTTTTCCAGTCTACGCCGTTATCCGACTGCGCCACATTCTTGGAGCCATTGTCTTGTTTAGTGTGGGTTACCTGTTTGGGACCACTTGATTGACGTTGGGTTGCCTCAGTGTCTTGTATTGAGCCATTTACTTGGCTTTCTAACTCTGTGAAGAATTCATTGGAGCCTGATGATAAGTTTGCATCATCTAATGATTCAGACTGCATACCGATCTCAGGGTTACCTTGGGATTTTGACATTATCCCTCCTTTTTAGTTAGTTATTCTTATGGATATATTATTCACTTTCTTGTGAACTTTCCAAATCTTTTTTATTTTTATCTAAAATTTGTTGCTGAGCAAATGCATTCATTGCTGTCCTATCTTCCATTCTTTCTTGTTGATGTTGCGCTTTTAAAACAGTCTTATTAGCTTCATCAGCAACCTTAGCTGCATACTTAACAGTTTCTTTATTTAAGTTAGCTTTTACTTCTTCTTTCTTTTTATTTATTTCAACATCAGCTTGCATAACCTTACCTTTAATACCTGCTTGCACAAGCTGTCTTTGTAATGTCTCTATAGTTCCATCTTTATCTTTCATTGCTTGACTTAATTGCTCAATCTGTCCAGATAATTGTGAGTATAAAGACTTTCTTTTAACAATATTTTCTTTATTTTTAATATCAGTCTCTGCTAACACAGCTATGTCATCAACAACGCCCATATTCATTAATTGTTTCAATTCTTCTAAATATGCCCATCTATTGACAGGTAAAGTAGATCCTGATATTATTCTTATATCATATTTTTGCGATGCAATATCCATAGACTTACCTATAGCTTCTCCCATATCGTTAAATATAGGTACATTAATTTGTTGTTCTTTAGATTCTTGTATAGCATTTGGTTGTACTATTCTAAATCTTTTATTAGCAGTATAAGTAGCTTGACTATATTGCATCATAACTTCGCCCATTTGTTTTAAAGCAGGCTCAATAGATGTATTCATCCATTGTTTAATTCTTCTAGTTCCATACTCATCAAGAGCTAGCATTCCTCTATATGTTTCGCTTGCACCTCTTTGATCTCCCATCATAGAGCTATATATACCAGCAAGATACTCCATATCGCTTTTACCTTCTTGTACTATTTGAAAGAAAGCATTAGATAAAGGAGCAGGCTGTACTGCAGTAGGAGGAGTTACTCCTGGTCTTACAGGTAATAAAGCACCTGGACTTGAAGAGTATTTTTCCCAAGTCTCCTCATCAATACTGCCTTCTTCATACATCCATCTTAAGCTACTCCCTAAAGATGCATTATGAACCATAATTTGATGTGCTTTATTTATTTCTTGTTGCTTACCTATTAAAGGCGCTACTGCACTAGTAGGGAAAGGAGTACCTGTCCATTTAAAATGTAAAGGTATTATAGGATATTCTTTTACAGTCTCAGGTAAAATAATTTCATCTAATAACTTATCGCCTACTACTAATGTTTGTTTTACTCTTGTATCATAAAATTTTATATTATCAATAATATTTTTAGCAAACGCTCTATTCTTTACAAGTAATTCAAATTCTTTTTCAGAAACTATAGTATTTTCTATTCTAGATGAGGCGGATTGTAATTTAGACATACATTCTTGATGATACGCTTGTAACTGTTGCACCATCATTTCCTGTGCTTTTTTCATTTCTAATTCAAATCTTTCAGGCAACATTTGTCCAGACTCTACTGCAGATTGCATTTGTAATTGCTGCTCTTTTAATTGAATTTCCATTTCAGCTTGCATTTCTTTAACCTGAACTTCACATTGTTGCTTTATAGATTCTAGCTCATCTTTACTAGGTGGTATTCTATAAAATACATTTACATATAATACTTTTATTTTTTCATATACTTCAAAAAACTCACATAAACTTTCCTGCTTTCCATCAGGAGTAACAGCATATCCACTTTGCTCTGTAGGGTCATTATAACTGAATAGTTTTTGATCGTCATCACCTAGTGCTCTTACCGAATGAGACTTTTGTTGATTTTCATCACTGCTAGATGAATTTATTTTTCTTTTTTGCCCAGGATATAAGGAGATTAAATGATTTTTAGGAATAACTTTTCTAATCATTACATATGCAGCATCTCTAAAAAGCATATCTCTTGATTTAGGATCTACGTAAACATCAAAAGGTTCTGGTTGTGTTATAATAACTTCACCCATACCATTATCAGCATCTTTATCTACAGATATCATAAGATAGCCCATAGATTTAGTAACACAATCATTTATAGCATTGTTATATAAAGTAGAGCCATTAGAGCCATTCCAAATATAGTCCATCAAATCAGACATTACTGTAGCTACATCAGTATCGCTACCTTCAACACCAACAGCTTGCCATCTAGGATTGTTTGCTGTAGCATAAAAATTTAACATCTCTACAACGGGTAAAATTCTATTTATAGTAAATGTAGGCATGCCTTGCTCTTCTAAATTAACTTTTTCATCTAAAGTCAATTGTTCATCATGAGCAAATTCATACCCTTTTTGGTTAATACGCTCCCATTGCTTTCTTGTCCAGCTGTCAGCTAGATTATAAAGCTTTCTTATTTGATCGGCTTTTTTTGTTTTAGCCATATTTCTCCTACTTATCTATATTATATAGCAAATAAAATGTAAACAAACTTAAAATAACTATTGCTATAATCAAAAACATTATTTTTTTATCTCAAAATGTGGAAAATCATCGAACCTATTATCTTTTACTTCGAAGTCTTGGTCCCAGTCTCCTCCCCAACGCAATTTAATACCCATTGATCTAGCAATCCCCAGAACGAATCCAGCGAATAAGGTTTGTCGCTCTCTATCCTCCCAATCGATCGGGTAAGGCGTGACATCGACAGCACGACTAGGACTACTATTATGACGACCCATAGGATATTTAACTTTTGTTTTTCCTTCTTCATATAATTTATTTTGTCTCTCTTTTGATCTATGTCCTTCAAGAACAGAACAGTCGACATGTTTTATTACTTCATTAAATATTTTTTGCAACTTTTCATCACAAGTTGCTAAGTTTTTTTTGCTTTTACTTCCGAATCTAGCCATTTTTCCTCCATGTACAAGTCAATATCATCCTTAACGTCTTCTATTAACCAGTCTTCAATTAAATTTTTTATTATACTATCTATTTGCATCTGCAACCCCATTTTCTAAGAGCTTTATTTATTCTAGAATCAGGATCTTTTGCAGTTTTACTACCTGTTAACTTTTTTTTCATTCCACACATTCTAGCGCAAAATGCTTTTTTTCGCTTACCTTTTTTCTGAGGCGCTTTTAAATCAGAGCCAGGATTTTCTCTTTCATAAGACTTTCTGCCTTTTTCATTTAATCCACCTGATTTATTTTTACCTTCTTTTCTTTGCCATGCTGCTGATTTTGCCATTATGCTGTTACCCAACTTTTTGCTTTACGTTTATTTTTATACCAACCATCTTTACTTTTTTCTAAACCAGAAGGAGGATGAGAATACTTGCAAGCATAAGCTAATGCATCTATAGTATCATCATGTGCCATCCTAGGTCCAAATGTCATTATTTCTCTATGTAGGTCATATTGTGTTTTTTTAATATGTATCTGACCTACAGAAAATCTCTGAGCCAAAATTTCTTGGATTCTATCTCTTTTACTCATTCTATTGCCAGGCTTTTCTTCTTTAAAAGGAATAATAAACTCGTTCCTTCTTCTCATTTCAGCTCTAATAGCTTGAAATATAGGTTTAGACATTGACGTATCTTCTATAGTAAATAAAGTAGGACTATAAAAAGATGCATATTCAAATATATAGTCAACTATACCTTTATTACCATCACCTGGAATACCTAAAACAGGTAAACTTCTATTTCTTACATAGTCAAGAACATATATATTGTTATCGGGCGTTACTGCAACAGCCATTATAACAGAAAAGTCAGAGTTACGCCTAGCCGAATCAGTTGCAGGGTCTACACCTACAAATATTTTACATGGCTTTGGGTCATCATTTTCTGGTATAACATATGTTAAGCCAGAATCTCCATCCTTTGCAAATGTCCCATCCCAATACTTTACATGA